ATTAAAACCATTTGAAAGAGAAATATGGTATCAACAGCTAAAATTCTTACCAATTAGCAGATATAGACAAATAGTTAATAAAAGCTTTGGCGAGTGTAAGTTTTTGCCTAAATTGGCTGATATTTTAGAACTTCATAAACAA